TGGTTTCCAATATGGACCAGGCATCCACCCAGGTCCTGGTCGACAGCATGTACAACACAGTGCTGACGATCTGCGGAATGCCGAACCGGAACGGCGGTTATTCCACCAGTGACACCGGATCCGCTGTAATCATGCGGGACGGGTGGAGCGATGCCGAGGCCAGAGCAAAAGACAGCGAGCTGATGTTCAAGGAATCAGAATATTCATTTTTGAAGCTGATCCTGAACATCAGTCATGTCCTTACCGGGATGAATCTGAAACCGCATAATGTGGATATCAGGTTTACCCGGAGAAATTACGAAAACATTTATCAAAAAGCCCAGGTCCTGGATCTGCTGCTGAATAATCCGAAGGTGCACCCGGCCCTGGCTTTTGCAAACAGTGGGCTGTTCACAGACAGTGAGCTGGCTTATAAGATGAGCATGGATTACTATGATGAACAGCAGGAAAAAATATTACAGCAAGAAGGAGGGACAGAGACCGATGACGCCAGTGATAACACCGGAAATGGTCAAACTGATCGAAGACCTTCTGAAGCACGGTAACAGGGTGGAGATCTTGATCGAGCAGGGGAAGATCACCATTGTAGAGATCAAGCGAAAGATGCGAATGAAGGTTTAAAGGCCGAGCTGCAGAGAGCTTAGTTTTTTTCATTGGGTTACTCCATATTTTTCAACCCGGGCAACGGTTCGGGTACGTCCAATGGGACGACGGTAATAAAACTGTCGTCCCTTTGTTTTTATAAAGGCAGGTATGCGGAAGGAATCGGAACAAGCGTATGTGACAGCATTGGATGAACTGAACATCATCATGCTGACCAGTTACTACGCAGCGAAAAAACCGAAAGACGTAATGGATGATCTGTTTGACATCCTGGTGGAAGCATACCTTTTAGGAATCGATCACGCCGGCGAAATGATGGACCGGGTGGTGGTAATGGAACCGGAAGAGATGGAAGCTGCGGTTTACCGCAAGATCGACGGGAAAGATTTTGCGGACCGGGCTGCGGAACATGTCCGGAATGGAGATACAGCAGGGCTGCAGGCCCTGGCCGTAAGCGAATATCACCGCGTGTATTGTGAAGCGGTGAATGATGGGGTCCAGCAGGTGATCCGGGAGACCGGAGCGGTCGTAACGAAGACCTGGAGGACCATGATGGACGACAGGGTCCGGGATACACACTGGAGCCTGGAAGGCATGACCATACCGGTCGGGACTGCATTTACAGCATCTGACGGAGATCAAGCCCTTTATCCCGGCGGATTTGCGAATCCTGAGAATAACGTGAACTGCCGGTGCCGATTGGAATATCGAAGAGTGAACTTCTAAAAACGCAGAGTCAAGACAAGACTGAAAAACGGAAACCAGGTGAGGGAACACCTGAAAAAACGCGAGGAGGGTTATATGAGTTACCTGAGTGAGATGTTAGGGGACGCCTATAAAGAAGGCATGACGGAGGATGAGATCTCCGCAGCACTGGAAGGGAAGAAAACTTCCGCTGACGCAGAGATGACCCGTCTGAAGAATGCGCTGACAAAGGCGAACAGTGAGGCGGCTGAGTGGAAGAAAAAGGTCCGGGAATACCAGACCGATGAGGAAGCCAAAGCAGCCGCGCAAAAAGAGGAATTCGACAAACTGCTGCAGGAAAACAGTGAACTGAAGCGGGGAGCCGAAATCTCTGATAAGAAAGCGAAACTGATCTCGCTCGGATATGACGAAAAATCCGCCGAAGAGACCGCTACCGCAATGATCGATGGGGACCTTGAAAAGGTGATCATGAACCAGGGGATCTTCCTCGAGGCCCAGAAGAAAAACCTGCAGGCAAATGCCATGCGGAACACACGCCGGCCTTCCAGTAATGGGAGTGACGGAGATGGTAAGAGCGGTCTGGACTATCAAAAACTCAAAGAGGAGGCTCTGGAAAGCGAGAATATCGCAGCCGCAGCTTACTACACCCGCCTGCTGGCAATGGAGCAGGCACAAAACTTATAGAAAGGAAGTAAAAAATCATGTCTGATGTTTACGCAGAATCCTTTAGTGTGCTGAATTATTCCGGCATGCTTTTCAATAAGGGTAATACCCGGACTCCGCTTTCCTCCATCATCGGACCGAAAGCCAAAACCACGAATCATGTTGAATTCGCGATCGGGCAGTATTTCACCGGCGGCGCTACGACCGGATCCCAGCCGGAGATCAGTGAAACTTCTTCTCTGACGGCCCCGGACGCCTCTATCGTGACCCGCGCGCAGATGACCAACGTGACCCAGATCTTCCAGGAAGCGGTTGGTGTTTCCTACGGGAAGATGTCCAACATGGGCACCCTCTCTGGCCTGAATGTTGAAAACCAGCAGGCTAACCCGATGACCGAACTGGACTTCCAGGTCGCTCGTAAGATCGAAAAGATCCAGCGCGACATGGAATACACGTTTATCAATGGTTCCTATAATAAGGCTGCCGCTGATAACCAGATCAACAAGACCCGCGGTCTCGTTACCGCTGTCAGTTCCAATGTCACCGCGATGTCCAGCGCGCCGCTCGGCCTGTGGGATATTGCCGACATGGTCAAAAAGGTCTATGAATCCAACGCGCCGACTGATCGGCTGTGTGTCTGGTGTGACGCGATCACCATGTTCCAGATCAATGCTGACGCGGTCCAGAATGGTTTGACTGTTGTCCCGGCGAGCCGCGAGATCAACGGTATCAAGCTGTCCAGCGTTGTGACCCCGCTCGGTATCGTTTACCTGTATCTGGGTGAATGCCTGCCGTCCGGTACTGCGCTGATGCTGAACCTGGACGTTATCGCACCTGTCTTCCAGCCTGTTCCGGGCAAGGGTAACTTCTTCCTCGAAGAACTGGCCAAGACCGGCGCGGGCGAGAAGTACCAGCTTTTCGGCCAGGTTGGTCTGGACCATGGTCCGGAATGGTATCACGGTAAGTGGACCGGCATCGCGACGACCTTCACGAAACCGACTTATAGCCGCTCCGTTTACATCGCCGGCGGGTCCGTTTCCACCACAGCAGTTAGTTCCGGTGGCTAATCGAGGATAAAAGGAGGCAGACATGACACCGCAGGAAAAGCTCGCATTACTTGAACTGATGACGGATGAAACCAGCGAAACCGTCCTGTCTGCCTACCTTGGCCTTGCCGGGCAGATCGTCTTTGAAAAGGCGTTTCCTTTCGGGACATACCCGGAAACGATGCCTGCCCAGTACGACGGTGTGCATGTGGAAATCGCGGCCTATATGATCAACAAGCGCGGGGCGGAGGGTGAGACCGTCCACCTGGAAAACGGGGTATCCCGTCACTGGGAAGACGGTGGTGTCAGCTCCTCCCTGCTGCGGCGGATCGTGCCTTTCGCGGGCGTGATCTTCCCGACTGCGACACCGGAGTCGGAGCCTGAACCAGAGCCTGAACCGGAACCTGATCCTGAAGAAGGTGATCCCGATGAGACTGATGAAACGGAACCTTAAACCGATCTGGTATCGTCTTTATCTCGGTAAAACCGCAGTGACGGACAGTGACGGAAACGAAACCGGGGACATGGAAATCAGTTACAGTGATCCCGTGATGCTGATGTGCAACGTCTCACCGGCATCCGGGGACGCGCAGGCGGAGATGTTCGGACGGCTGGATGATTACGACAAGGTGATCATCACGGACCAGATGGACTGCCCGATCGACGAGACGAGTGTTCTTTTTGTGGATACGGCACCAGAATACGGGCCGGCCCCGGAACCGGATCCTGAACCGGAACCGGAGCCGCAGGAAGAGATCCCGGAAGGGGAAGAAGAACCCGGGGATCCCGAACCTGATCCGGACCCGGAGCCTGAACCGGAGCCTGAACCCGAACCCGAACCGGAGCCGGTCCTGCTGAATCAGTATGACTACATTGTCAGACGGGTCGCGAAAAGTCTGCATCACATCAGTTATGCGGTCAGTAAGGTGAAAGTGTCATGAATACGCGGAAACGTGTCATCCGAATGGATCTTTCGACGGCAGGAATCGACCGGGCAATCCGGGAATATACCGAATGGCGGCAGTGGCTCCATGATAAAACGGAAGAATTCCTAAAGGCTCTGGCCGATGAAGGCGTACAGATCGCTTCAGCTCATTTCAAGAGCGCAGTTTATGACGGTAATAACGATGTAAGCTGTCACATGGAAGACCGCGGAGATGACACTGTTGCTGTGGTCGCAGTCGGGGGAACGGTTCTATTTATCGAGTTCGGATCCGGAGTCAGATATCCGGACAGTCATCCGGAAGCCGGCGAGCCAAACACACTACACGGGTCCTGGTCATTGGGTCCGGAAGGTAAAGGGCATTGGGATGATCCGAAGGGCTGGTATTACGCACATAACAAGAAAAGCTGGGGTAACCCGGCAAACATGTGCATGTATCAAACAAAGCGGGAACTGGAGAACCGGTTTCTTCAGATCGCAAAAAGGATATATGTATGATCGATTGTGAGAACGAAGTATATACCAGGGTAGCTACCGCACTACGCGGGAGTTATTCCGGGATCGATATCACAGGGGATTATGTGAACATTCCTTCCGGGTTCCCGCATGTGAGCATTGTCCAGATCGATAACCGGACGGTCAAGGATAAGACAACGGACACTGCCGAAATGGCCAGGGTGGTCTTTCAGATGGATATTTATGCCAATGATAAATCCGGAAAGAAAGCCACCGCGAAGGCGATCGCAAAAACGATCGATGATGAAATGTTCCGGATGAATTTCCGGCGGACCGGGCTGGATCCCAATCCAAACCGGGATGATCTGACAATTTTCCGTCTTACCGCTCGTTATGAGGGGGAGACGGATGGAAAGAATTTTTACAGGAGTTAATCATGGCACCTACTTCTACTTATAAAACTTTTCTGATGCACAGTTCCAACAGCGGAACCAGCTACAGCAAACTGGTCGACATCAAAGAATTTCCGGACCTTGGGGGTACCCCGGAAATGATCGACGTCACCACACTGAGCGATAAAATGACGCAGTACGTCCTGGGTGTGCAGAGCCTGGACGCTATGACATTTACCGCGAACTACGACAAGAGTGCTTACTCTGCGCTGGCAGCCTTGACCGGGCAGCAGTATTTTGCGGTCTGGTTTGGCGGGACCGAATCCGGCGGTGTTGTTACCCCGGACGGAAGCGATGGCAAGTTCTCCTTCCAGGGTGAATTGAGCGTGTTTGTTGCCGGCGGCGGTGTGAATGCCGCGCGCGATATGACGATCTCCATCGCACCGAGTACCGTCATTGCGTTCGCGTAAGCAAAAACAAAAAACCCGATTTGAAGAATTGGAGGCAAGTATGGCAAAGCAGATCACTTTTTCTTACAAAGGTACTGATTACACACTGGAATTTACCCGGAAGACGGTGCAGGATATGGAACGGGAAGGTTTCCTGGTGGAAGATGTTCAGGCAAAACCGATGAGCGCGCTTCCCGCGCTTTTCGCAGGTGCATTCAAAGCGCATCACCGTTTTATCCGGCGGGATCTTATTGACGAGATCTACCAGTGGATGCCTGAAAAAGAAAAGCTGATCGGTAAGCTGGCAGAGATGTACAACGAGCCGATCATGACCCTGCTGAACGAACCTGAAGAGGGTGATGAAAAAAAAGTGAACTGGACGGCCAGCTGGTAGCCAGCGGTCCGGACACGAAAGAAGGAGAGAGGAAAAAAGATCCTCTCTCCTCTTACAGCAAAGTATTTGAAGAATTGTGCGGCTGGTACCTATCCCTCGGGATGAGTTACTCCGATTACTGGGATGGAGATCCTGAAATCGTAAAGTACTACCGGGATAAACGGAAGTATGAACAAGAGTACCTA